CACCGCTCGTGGTTCTAGAATAAAATTTTGGAATACACCAAATGGTTCAAATGTTGTTAATGAAATTGCTTCATTTAATGCCGATTCTGTTTATTTTACTGGTGTTCTGGCACCACAAAAAGGATTAATTTATTCACCAACAATGTTAGTAGGCAATCAGACAGCCTTTACGATTGATTTTTCAACAACATCATTGATTAAAGCAGAACTTGTAGCTGACTTAACAATTTCACTTTCAAATTATAATTATGGTAAAGTGGTTGAAGTTTGGTTAACCAATACTGGTGGAACACAAAGAACAGTTACTCATGGTTGTTCAGCATTAAATTCAACCACCAATTCTACTACATTTAATATGGCAGCAACCAGTTCTGCATACCTAAGGTATTTCAGTATTAATGGTGACTTAGCAAATACATTTGTATCAGTTCAATACGCTTAATAGGATTATATAATGCCAGTCTTAACCGCCAATTCGTCACTATTAACATACTCTAGTAAGTTGTATGAGGTGTTACAATATTATTATGCTCCGTCATCAACTGCTGAAGAATTTGTTGATGTACCAAATAGTTTATATGTTTTTCTTGGTAGAGTAACTCCTTGGCCAGATCCTTTTAATCCTCCAGCACCAACACAAGACCAGTATTCTATAAAAGAAACATTTAGAAATATTATTGCGGCAAAGAAAATAATTTCATCCGATATTTCTCCTGTTATACCAAGAAGGGATTGGGAAACAGGAACAATTTATGATTATTATGATGATAGAGTGAATATGTTTACTTTGGATGCAAATAATTTGGTTTCTAAAAATTTCTATGTTAGAAATAGATATGACCAAGTGTTTATTTGTTTATGGAATAACCGAGGTGAAGCGTCTACTATCGAACCACAATTGTCGCCAGGAACTTTTGATTCAACATTCTTAGTTCAAACTAGTGATGGTTACAAATGGAAATTTTTATATTCTATTGATGCAGGTATAAAACAACGGTTCTTAGATGAAAATTGGATGCCAGTGCCTGCTGGTTTTAATATTCCTAATCCTGCAATAAACACCACAGCTGAAGGACAAATTGACGTTATTAATATCACAACTGTCGGACAAGGATATGAATCTGGTGGTGTCGTTGTCACAATATCTGGTGACGGCTCTGGTGCATTGGCTTCACCAGTCATTAATGCAGCAGGTTATTTGACTGATATGGTAATGACAAATACTGGCTCTGGGTATACATATGCGAACACAGTTATAACTCCAGCAATAGGATATCCAACACCAAATGTGACGGCTATTGCCTCAACTCCAGTTTCTCCAGTTGGTGGTCATGGGTTTGATCCAATTTCAGATTTAGGCTGTAATAACGTTATGGTCGCTATAGAATTTATACAAGATGAAAACGGTAATATTCCCACAGATATTACATATTATCAATTAGGTTTAATATTGGATCCGTCAACAGAACAAACAACACCAGGTTATGCTTTTGGTGATATTTACGATGTAACAAAACAGTTTACTGTTTCTCCTGGAACAGGATCATTTGTTAGTGGACAAACAATTTATCAAGGGCCAAGTTTAGCAGCTGCAACATTTACTGCTCAAGTTGTTAGTTTTAATGCGGCAACAAATATATTACGTGTCATAAATACAAATGGAACACCAATACTTAATGATGCCCTCATACAAGACGCTGGCGGAGCTGTAAACGTGGCGGTTCGAACTTTATTGGCCACAACAGAACCAGACTTTATTGTGTACTCTGGATATATGACATATATAGAAAATAGAACGGCAATTCAAAGAAGTCCTGATGGTACAGAACAATTCCGTTTAGTATTAAGATTTTAATTTTGGAAAGAAAAAATGGCAACCAATTTTACTGGCGACTTTAACGTAGATCCCTATTATGATGATTTTGATGCAGCTAAAAATTATCACAGAATACTTTTTAAACCAGGATTTGCTGTACAAGCTCGTGAATTAACACAATCACAAACTATTCTTCAAAATCAAATTACTAGTTTTGCTGATGCTATTTTTGCTCAAAATACCCCAATTTCTGGCGGTAAAGTTACAGTAAATCAAAACGTATATTATTTAAAATTAAATACTACAATTGGTTCAACATCAATTTCTGCTGAAAATTTTGCTGACGGCACAATAACAAATGCAGATTCAAGTGTTGTTGCAAAAGTAATTTATGCGGTTGAAGCGACAACAACTAGTTCTGGTGCAGCTGGTGATCCACCCACCTTAATTGTTACATATATTACAGGTTCTCAATTTGTCAGCGGGGACACAATTTATCTTGTAGGCGGAAACTACACAGCAACATTAATAACAGCAACCGTTACAAATCCTGCAACAGGATTAAGTTCTGTTGCTTCTATCTCTGATGGTATTTTCTATGTTAAAGGTAATTTTGTTACTGTATCAGAAACAACTATTCCATTAGAGAAATATAGCACAACACCATCATTACGTGTTGGTTTAAATGCAACTGAAAGTATTTACAATTACACAGACGATTCTAGTTTATTGGATCCAGCATTAAATGCTTCCAACTATCAGGCACCTGGTGCTGACCGGTATAAAATTACGTTAGCATTAGAAACACGTCCATTAGATTTAGGTAATGATAATGATTTTATTGAGTTGGTTCGTTTAGAAAATGGCTCAATATTAAAACAAGTTAACAATACTGTTTATTCTGTTATTGATGATTATTTTGCAAAACGTACAAGTGACACCAATGGCGATTTCATTGTTAAAGATTACACATTAACACCTAAAGCAAATACAGTTAACTCTGCAAAATATGATTTGGGTATTTCAAAAGGTATTGCTTATGTTCGTGGTTATCGTTTAGAAACTCAAAGTGATGTAACTTTGACCAATGACCGTGCAAGAACATCAACATCAGCAAACAATAATCCAACATACATTGACTATGGTAACTATTTCTATGTTAATTCTGCCAATGGTGTGTTTGATGTAACTACATTACCTCAAGTCGATTTTCATACAGTAGTTAAATCAAATGTATTAACTACCAATACAACAACTTATAGTTCAACATTGGCTGCCACAGGTTATATTCGCAATTTAATATTTTCTAGCACATCAGATACAGCCAACGGTGATGCTTACATTTATAAAGCCTATGTGTTTGGCCTACAGAATCAAACATTGTCAGGCAACGTAGCAAGTGCTTCGGCTAATAACACTTATATTACATTACCACATACACCTCAGTTTTCATCAAACGCTAATGCTTACTATAATGTAACTGTTAGTATTGACCAAGGAACATCAGCTGGCGACTTTAGAACAATTACTTCATATCAACCTAGTTCTGCTTCTAAAGTAGCTTTTGTTGATCGACCATTTACAGTTGCGCCAGACGCAACATCAGTATTCACATTACGATTTGATGTAACTGATTATGAATCAATTGTTCAAGTAACAGCTGGTACACCATACTCTGTTACAGCAAACGCTGCAATTGATAATTCTAGTAAGGTAGTAACAAACGATTATTTGTCGGACACCGAAATACAAAATCCAAACAATCCTGAATTACTGTTTAATTTAGGGAATAGGTATGTTGAATCTGTAACAGATACCTCTTATAACACAGTTCAGGTGTTTAGGAATGTGGCATTTACTGTTTCTGGTGGTAACATTTCTGCCGCTTTAACTTTTGGTGCCGCACCAGTTGCCACTTTATCTTTCCCATTTGGTAATGGAGCACTTTCTGATGATGCCGTTACACAAAACTTCCAAATTATTGTTACAAATCCACAATCAAGTGGTCTAAGAGTTGGCCAATGCCTGCCTTGGACGACAGGAAGTCGCACCGTGACGATTTCGGGTAGCGGATCGACTGCGACCTTCACAACTCCAACAAGCGACCTAGGTGCGTTTACGGCAACAATTATTGCCAAAGCATTTGTAAGAAATGGTAATGATACCAGTTATGTGTTAAAAGCCAAAAATCTTAAAACGGCAAATACAGCAAATGTCAATTATACCGGTACGACTGTTGCAACTTATACCAAAGTTGATTTGACCAATGCACAAGTATATGTACAGAATGGTGGTCTAGTGTCGCCAGGTCAACCACAAAAACTGTACATTACTGATGTGAAACGTATTCGTAAAATTATCGATACAGGATCAGCCGCTACTGTTCCAACGGATGCAATGTTGACGAATTCATCTTTTGATGTTACAGACCGTTTCTTGTTTGATAATGGTCAACGTGATTCGTATTATGATTTTGCAACAGTTACTTTGAGAGTTGGTCAAACACCAATACAAGGTAATATGTTGGTATTGTTAGATTATTACGAAACCACCGGCGGTGACGGTTATTATTCTGTCGGTTCATATTTGTCACCAGTTTCTTCTGCACCAGAGGATTATGCAGAGATACCAAGTTATACTGCTGCTTCTGGCACAACATATCAATTAAAAGATTGTTTAGATTTTAGACCAGCATTAACAAATGCACAAGCAAACTTTACGATTAGAACTAGTGGTTCTGGTTCTGGTGCAGCTGGTGCTTATTTACCTGTTGATTTAAGCACATTTGTTTCTGATTATACTAATTATTTGGGTCGTTACGACAAATTAGTATTGAGTAAAGACCGTGAATTTGAAATTATTCAAGGAACACCATCTGATAATCCGTTATTGCCGGCAGAACCAGATGGCGCATTGGTTGTTGCAAATTTATTCCATGATCCCTACACAGCTTATATTCCAAGTGAAGTAACAACTGGTATTTTACCAAATCTTTCTGTAGAAAAAGTAAAACATAAACGTTGGTTGATGAGTGATATTACTGGTTTAGAAAGCCGAGTAAACAATCTTGAATACTATACAGCATTAAATCTTTTAGAGAAAAATGCAGCTGCATTACAGATTCCTGATACCAATGGTTTAAATCGTTTCAAAAATGGTATTTTAGTTGATGACTTCTCTGGTTACTCAACATCGGATACAAATAATAATGATTACTTGGTTGCTGTCAATCGTAGAACAAAACAGATGACAGCATCACAGAATGTTTCTAACTTCCCATTACAGTCATTGTCACTTGTGTATAACATGGGTCAGATAGATTCAACAAGTGCAAACAATTTGAATTATAAGATTTCCAAATCTGGTTCTTCTAATTTTTATACATTACCATACACAACATCAAATGTTGTTACACAGCCAATTGCCTCTCGTACAGTCAATTTAAATCCTTTTGCTGTGTCACTCAAAGAAGGTATAACAACTTTAAGTCCTCCAATGGACAATTGGGTAGATACACAAAAATCTCCCGATTTATTAATTGTTGATCCTAACTTACAAGTATATCGTGCAAGTGACCAAGTTAATGTGTTACAGGTGGGTGATTGGAAAACTACTGTTGCAACAACAACAGTTGCTACAATTGGTTCTGGTAGAAACTGGTTTACCAATCAAGTAACAAATTATATTCAAGAACAACAACAAACTGTTTTGGGATATTATGATAAACTGAATTCAAGTTATGTAGAAACTGCTGGTTATATTCAAGATATTAGTATTCTTCCATATATTCGCCAACAATTTGTATTCTTTAATTCTTACGGTATGTTGGTCAATACTTCAGTTAATGCTTTTTTTGACAACGTACAAGTTAACAAGTATATTCGTAAACCAAACGTGTTGGAATTGACTAGTGTTTCTGGTACATTCCAAGATGGTGATGTTATTGGTTATTTTGCTGGCGGTAGTTTCACACCAATTGCAAAAGTTCTTTCATATTACAACTATCCAGGAACAACCAATGCTCGTTTGTATGTAATTGGTGATATCGTTAATACAAACTTTGCAGCAGGCGCAACTGTTCAAAATGCACAGTTCAATACATCTGGTCAATATCAAACAACAACTGCAAGTGGTGTAATTAGTACCTATACTCACTTAGGTGGTTTAATCACCAATGTTAATACGACTACTACAATTACACTATCACCTCTTGCCTCAAATACAACTAACTTCTATGCTGGTAATACATTATATGTAATTAATGGAACAGGTGTTGGTCAATCTGCAACAATTAATTCATATAACGGCACAACTAAGTTGGCCACATTAAACAGTTCTATTACAGCCGCTAATGGCGACATTTACTCTATTGGTTCATTAAAGACCAATGAGGTTGGCATGGTTTCTGGTGTATTCTCTATACCTGGAGGTACATTTAATACAGGTGAAAGAACATTTAGAATTGATAATAGTATCAATAATAATTTAGATAGTGCAACAACATATTCTAAAGCAACGTTTTATGCCTCTGGACTACAAGCGACAAAACAAGGTCTAAATTATGCATCTTCTATTGATGCCGCAAAGAATACATTCGTTAGCACAGCAACAAGAGAAAATACAAGCTCATACACATATACTGTAGTTTGGGATCCTGTTGCACAAACATTTATTGTTGATAAAGAAAATTATCCTAACGGTGTATTCATTGATTCTGTTAAATTGTTCTTTGCAACTAAACCAACAACGGGTTATGCACCTGTAACAATGTCAATTGTTGGTACCACCAATGGTTATCCAAATGGTGAAACTTTAGATAATTCTCAGGTGGTATTAACATCTGAACATATTAATACATCAACAGAACCACATTATTTGGATCCTACAACATATACATTGTTTAAGTTCCCTGCACCAGTGTATTTGGAAGCCAATAAGTTGTATGCATTTATTGTTAAGTGCCCAACATCAAATGAGTATTCAATTTATACTGCTCAACTTGGTGACACTGCAATTGCTTCTTCTACTAAGAATTTGCCAACAGATCCAACACCAACCGCAGTAACTAAGATTAATACGGCACCTTATGTTGGTTCTCTGTTTGTTTCTCAAAATCTACAAACATGGACTGCTGACCAAAATGAAGCTATGATGTTTGTAATGAATCGGTGTGTATTTTCAACAAGTGTAACTCCAACATTGCAGTTTGTTGTGCCAAATAGATTACCATATAGAAAAATTGTTGAAAATGATATTAACTATTATTTGAATCCTAACACAGTTTCAAGTAAAATTGTTACATCAGCAAATACTAACGTGCCAGTTCATGCACTAAACATCTCAACAACTGACTTTATGCCAGGAAGTACAGCTTTGAATTATTCTTACACTGCAACATTGAATAGTTCATTTACGGCCGCAACGACAGCAGGAATAACTCCTGGTAAATTTGGTACACCAACATACGATGATATTTACTTAAATGATGGTTTTGGTGAACGTGTATTGGTTGCTGATTCTAATACATCATTCTCATTGTATGCAGTAATGAGTACCGCAGATGACGCTGTGTCACCAATGATTTCTGATGATGGTCTAAGTGTATATACAATTCGTTGGAACATCAACAATCTTGAACTTACCAATTCAATGATTTCTGTCGCCAATACTGGTGGTGGGTATAATGTAAATACTGTATCTGTTACCGTTACGGCAGCAAACGGATATGGTTCAGGTGCAGTAGCTGTAGCTAATGTTTCAGCACAAGGCAATATCACTAGCATTTTCATTACTTCTGGTGGTTCTGGTTATGCAACAACACCAACAATTACTATTTCAGATCCAACAACTCGTTTGACAGGAAATGCAAACGCTAGCATTACGATTGCTGGTGAAACATCGAAGTCTGGTGGTAATGGCCTTGCCAAGTATATCACTAAGAAAGTTGTATTAGACCAAGGATTCGATTCTGGTGATTTACGTGTATACTTTACCGCATATCGTCCAGTTAACACAAATATCTATGTTTACTACAAGATTCTTTCGAGAACTGACACCCAACTATTTGATGATGGCAACTGGCAGTTAATGACTTTAATTAATAGTGGCGATTCTAAGTTTTCTCAAAATAGAAATAATTTGTATGAATATGTAGCTGCTCCAGGATCTGGTGGTCTTGCTCAGAATTATGTTTCATACGCCAGTACAGTTAATGGTCAAACATACAACAGATTTAGTCAGTTTGCAATTAAAGTAGTTCTTGCAACATCAGATAAAACTGCTGTTCCGTTCTTAACAGATATTCGTGCAATCGCTCTTCCAGCAATAGGTTAAAAAATGCCATTAGTTAAAATACCAGGAACCACATTTGTTAGAGATACTAACACTATGGCATTAATTAATACAGATTCTATAGGTTTAGAAGAATACAATTTTAAGTCAAAGTTAATTAATAATCAGAAAGCAGAAATAAATAACATAAAATCTGAAATTAATGACGTAAAAAATGATGTAAAAGAAATTAAACAACTTTTACAACAATTGTTCACTAGGAACTAATAATGGCAAATACAGTAAACATTTTAAGTTTTAATAATACGTTCGGTGACTTAGTTGCTCAGCAAAATAAAGCGGCTGTTGAATTAAATAATATTGCTGCTAATAATTATACAAAAGATAGTGGCACACTTTTATTGACCGCTACAGGAACCGCATTATCTGTAACAAATACTGCCATTTTAGGTACTGCAATCGTTTCTGGTACTACCAGTTTATTAGGTGATGTAACATCAGCGGCCAATGCAGCATTTACTGGTTCCGGTTTTGCTTTTCAAGTTGCTAATAATGCCGTTATTGCAAAAACATTAATTACTGATTCAATTACATCAAATACACTAGTTCGAACAACAACAATTAATGCTAGTGGTGCAGCATTTGTTAATGGAATCACAGCAAACACACTAATTAGAACTGTAAATTTAAACAGCACAGGTACCACATATACTGATGCTTTGTTGGCTAATACAGTAATTTTTTCACCAATCGTTAATTCTAGTACATCAGCTTTTTTTAATAATTTAACAGCTAATAATGTAATAACAACAAAAGATATAACAGTAACAGGAAATCTTAATTCACCAACAATTACTTCTGGCACATATAGTGGTCAAGCTTCATTAACTGGCGTATCGACAAGTATTACAACAAATGCAAATACAAGTAATACACAGATTGCAACTACAGGATTTGTTAAAAATGTGTTGAATTCTGGTAACACATTCAATATTGTAGCAAACACAGCAAATAATGGTGTGGTCACCACAGGTTCGTATGCTAATCCTTCATTTATCACATCGTTAGCTGGTTCTAAAATAACTGGAAGTATTCCAGGAAATGCAAGTAACATAAATTCTTTCACAATTGACCAATCCGTAGGTGTTGGAAATGATGTTCGGTTTAACTCATTAGGCGTAGGAACTTTTGCCTCAGGTACCCCTGGTGAAATTCGTGCCACCAACAACATTACTGCTTACTACTCGGATGACAGATTAAAGACCAGACTAGGTAATATTGAAAATGCGTTGGCCAAGGTAATGTCACTAAATGGATTCCAATACGAAGCCAATGAAACCGCACAAGCTCTAGGATATGCAGTTAAACCAGAAATTGGTTTATCGGCACAAGAAGTTCAAGCTGTTTTGCCTGAAGTGGTTGTTCCAGCACCAATCGATGAGAAATATCTCACTATTCATTATGAACGAGTTATACCACTTTTAGTCGAAGCCATCAAAGAACTTAAAAAAGAAATTGACGAATTGAAGAAATAGAAAATTCGAAAATTTACGTTCCGGCCTAGAATTTCCGGAGACGAAATCCAAGATTCCAAAAAGCGAATTTACTTTTGAGCTTAGGTTGGTGTTGACATAAATATCCAATAAGGATTAATGATATCAGGAATAGAAAATGCCAGCTGCTTATTCAAATCTGCTCTTAGAACAAGGTACCACATTCAATACCACTATTACATTAGATGATGTATATGGTAACGTATACGATTTAACTGGCTGTACAGCCAGCGGACAAATGCGTAAATCTTACTATTCGGCCAATGCCACAGCAACATTCACAACAGCGGTCTATCCTGCCACAGGAGTCATTGAGCTCTCTTTGACTTCTTCTCAAACAGCTAACATTTCTCCAGGGAGATATGTTTATGACACAATAATCACCAATGCCGGTGCCAATACAGTAACAAGAGTTTTGGAAGGCATTGTTGATGTTTCTCCACGAGTTACGAGGTAAAACATGCCAGGTCAAACAATAGGTACAGTCAATGTGCAAATGGGTTCAACTCAACAAGTGGTTAGCACACTATCTTATGGAACAACAACATTAAAAGGTATGAGTGATGTTAGTATGGCTGGTGCTCAAGACCGTGATGTGGTAACTTATGTGGCTTCAACAAATTCTTTCGTCATTGCTCCAGCAGAAAATTCTCGATTAATCATAGATAACGGATTCTTTTAATGACAGTAGCAAATACGTCTAATATATCGACCATACAGATTCTTAGGTCGTACTCCAATAGTGCGCCACTAACACTAGATGATGGACAATTAGCATATTCTTTTAAATCCAATACTTTATTCATTGGTTCAAATACTGGTGGTGTTATTGCCATATCAGACCAAACAAC